GTCATAGTGGAGCGGGTCTCAAGGGGAGACATCCCCCGGGAGTGGAAGATCGTCACCGTGTGCCCCAAGGAAAGGGAGATGAAGTTGGAACCACGCATGTTTTCGATGATGGTGTTGGAGATGCGTCTCTTTTTCGTCCTGTCCGAGCACAACATCGCCAAGGGGGTGTTTGCCAGCCTCCCCGAGCAGACCATGACCCTATCCCGGCAGGAGCTCCTGTCCCTCTTCCTGCAATCGACCCGGCCCACCCCCGGCTCGTGGGTCCGAGCGGTGATGGGCATCGACTTCTCGCGGTGGAACCTGCTGTGGCGGGAGGAGACGGTGCATCCCGTGGGGAGAAGGATCGATCAGATGTACGGAAAGGCGGGAGTGTTCTCAGTGACGCACTCCTTCTTCAAGGACAGCCTGTGTCTTCTACGCCACGGTGACTATCCCCCCGACCTGGTAGACAAGACCAATCGCCACGACCCTCCCGAGGGAAGAACCCTGTGGTACCGCCATCTGGGTGGGTTCGAGGGAATATCCCAGAAACTCTGGACTACCTGCACCATCGCCCTCATCCACATGGCCTTATGGGAACTGGGGCTGTCCTACAAGATCATAGGACAGGGGGACAACCAGGTCTGCATCTTGGACTGTTATGTTCCACACCATCTGACCCCGGCTCAAGCCCAGGGCCACGTGCGCGGGTTAGTGGAGAGGGCCGCCGAGGCCATCGCTGTCACCAGTCAAAGTGTCGGCCAGGTGGTCAAGCCGGAGGAGTGCATATACTCCACTTGCTTCTTGACCTACGGTAAGGAAATGATCTTGCGTGGGGCATACCTTCCCACTGCCCTCAAGTATGTGTCCCGACTCTTTCCCGCCACCTCTGCCGATGCCCCCAGCCTCTATGAGATGGTGTCCAGTATCTCCTCCGGGGCCTCGGGGGCTACGGAGCGCAACGACTGGACCCTCCCCACTTATTTTCTAGCCAAGTACGTAGAGGGAATTACCCTACGCCGCGAGTTTCTGCGGTCCACCCTTCACGGCCCCGCTCTCAACCATGAGGTAGAACGCCTAGCGGGCCAGCCCACGCTCGCCTTCCCCCCGGAGGAGACAGCCACCGACCTCCTCCGGCTAGGCTTAGCCGTCCCCGCTAACCTGGGGGGCTTCCCAATTACCACCCTATCCGAGATCCTATACCGAGGTCACTCGGACCCGCTCTCGTCCTCCTTGCTTCACCTGTGCCTCCTCGGTCACGTGCCTGCTGTGGACAGGTACAAGCGG